CAATCCACTCGGCAGTCTTCACAGGTCTTAAGAGTACCTTGCACCATAGTTCATTACGATCCACTCTAAGTGGCGTATTGATAGTTGAATCGCAGATTACTCTGAAATCAACAATGCCTCTTCTGGCTTGAATGTCGCTAAGAACAGCCTCAGCCTTACCTTTAATTACATCCCAAGTAAAGGCATCGTTAGGCTCAAACAAATCTTGGCGTCCTGTTTGCAAGAGAACCTTTCTTAGGAAGATCATAAGTCTTCTGACATTGATGCGGTCAAGAGCCGTAGCAGCCCGTTGTGCCGTTTTTTGCCCAAAGATAGTAATACCCTCAGGGACAAAGTTTACTATTGGGTTTATGTTATTTACATACAGAGCATCCCGATCGCCCTGATTAAGTGCTTTCTCTGTTGCGGTTGGCTTAGTTAGCCGACCACGGCGGAATCCAGCGGGGGCGAACCAAGTCTCAGCTACGTTATCCGTAAATGCCATTTGTCTTACAGCGAAGATCGCTGGGTCGTACCAACGGTCTTTGCCTGAGAACACATCAAAGACTTGGACATGAGGCCAGAACACAGATGCCCAAGAAGAATTGATTGCAGCCGTTCTTGAGCCATCTGATGTACGCCCATTCATCCATTCTGTTGCCTCTTGTACTGTGTCTAAGCCATATGGAGGAGCTACGGCAGCAATAAAGTTTTGTGATTCCTCAGCGAGAGTAATTAGAGCATTCTGAACTTGCTGACTGAAAATGCCTGGGACCAAAGCCATTGAAATGTTCAGAGTATCATCATCAAGTGCATAGATACCAGTTTTTTCAGCGGCAGTACCGATGATTGCAGCATTATTCATCGTTCCATTGGTTCCGCCTGATAGATTGTAAGTTCCTGGCTTGAACTTTACGAATCTTGGCAGAACGGAAGCTAGGGTGTTAGACCCGCTGTTAAGGATTAGTATGGCTTGGGATAGCCCAAGCACAGATACTGAATCTTGGAATGACTCTAGTTTGTTTGGAGATCCTGTAGTTAGGCCGCTAAACAAAATCTCCCCCTTAATGTAGTCTGAAGTAGCATTATCAACACCAATGTTGATTACGTCTTCTACGAACGTAGCATTATTTAGTAGGGAAATGTTAAAGCTTTCCGCTGTAGCACCTTCATTGTTGATACTGAGAATCGTATTTGGACTTCCATTGCTCTCAACTTCAACGCTCAATCCCACAGTCTGGCCCGTGATACCTACCGTTGAAAGGTTATATCCAGTTCCAGGGTATTGGGATCTTACTAGGTAAGCAAGTGAACCGGCAGATACGTCAGCACCGAATACGGTAGCAGAGCTTACACCTACAGACGATACTCCGCTATCTGGCATTACTAAGAAGAAAGCTGACGCAGCAGGAGTTGTAAAAGAATCATTTGTATAAGCTGAAATACTTAGGGATGCTAAACGACCGGCATATGAGTTTACTAGATACCCCTGAGTTTCGGTAGAGTCGAAAATTACTCCGATGTGGTCTGTCTTAGCTGTACCAGTACCAATTATGCTAGCAATAGCTGACGCTTGGCTAATACCAGCAGCTTGATTGGATGTAGAACTAGCAATTGAGTATGTTTGCTGAGTTAAAACTTCAACTCCATCTGAGTCCTTGGCTGTGACTCTAAGGTAGAGTGGGTTTGTAATTCCATAAGAGCTAGCATTGAATCTGATGGCAGGGCAAACACCAAAGTTAACTACGGCAGAAGCGTCCTGGGCATCTGACCCAACGGCTCGTATATACTGGACCTGATCGGTAGCTTCCAGAATTTCCATTGCGCCTTCAAGACCTTGGCCTTGAAGTGCTTCGCTTGGGTTACCAAAGGTCTGAAGTAAGTTCTCACGGGAAGTGATTAAAGTAGCCTCATTGGTTGGGCCTTTAGTCGCATAACCAACAATACCCACGATTGATGATTCAATGCTTGGTGGATACGCTGAGTTATCCTTCTCGATAAATACTACGCCAGGGCTAGTAGGAATTGCGGCCATTTAATTATCCTTAGTTTGTGATTGAGACAATTCTGCGTCTCTGTAAGTTTTTGATTTGCTGGCTTATTTGGTTTTCTGGGACCTTAATTGATTGCTTTGGCTCTAACCAGTAATCTACGGACCCCTCGGAGGTCTTAAGTGTAATAAATAAACCTTGGATTGAGTAGTTTTTAACTACTTTTTTTGGACCTTCTAGTGTATCTGTAGCCATAAATAAAAACTCTATTAGTATTTACCCTTTAACTAACGCATTTTAAGTTAATTTTTTTAATTATTACGCCCCTAGCGTACCGTCAACTATTACGCTAATTGCTTCACAGTCTACTGGAATACCGGCTTCATCCCCAGTTATTAAGATTAGAGGTAATAAACAGTCTTCGCAAGTGCAAGTCTTATCGTGGCATACTTTAGAGCTTGATTTCACTGTGCCTTCCGCCTTATCAGATAATCCGTCTAAATCAAAGTTATAAATAAATTTCTCAATTTTACCTGTAGACGTATAAAGAAATTTAGGACTTGGAATATAAGTTTGGACTACGATAGAAAACGTCTTCTTTAAAATTCTATCGTCTTTATCTGACGCTTCGGCCTGTTCTACGTCTGACTCGTTTAAGATAAAAGATTTTATCTTACCGTTATGCTTAGTCTGGATCTCAATATCTGGATTAAATATAGAGATTATGTACTCTCTAATTTGATCCATATCCTCTTTATACTTGGTCCAGATATTGATTGAATAGTTTATGTCGATAGGAGTAGGAACTAAACTTAAAGTTCTTACGGCTCTCTGCTGCACATTATGCCAATAATTTTGATGTACTAGCAAAGACCCATACCTAGACCTATCTTTTGCCTGCTCTGTATTTTGCTCGCTTATAGTGATTACAGGTAGAGTTATGTTATCACCAACTGATGTCTTAGCTATAGCCCTTTCTTGATTAGCATGAAAACACTTTACGGGTATAGCATTATTATTGCGGTCAATATAATGTATTTTTGAAAACGTGCTAATTAAAAACCTAAGAGTATCTTTGAACAGTTTTTGAGAAAACATGCTCGTATTACTCTTTGTTTTTTCAATTATCTCTTGAAGGACTAAATTGCTAGTTGGAATCTGAGACATCTGGATCGTCCTTTAGCTGATTTAACTCGTAAATTTTATCTGAAGTAGGTGGGTTCTGTAAGTGAACGTCTGACGAATCTCTTAGTGGCTTTGCACTGCAAACTAAGTGATAAACGCCATACGATTCAAAGCTATCCTCTTGGACTTCGTAAACCTCGTACTTCATAGTCTCAAATTCAGGTTTTATTACATCCCCGGCAATTAGAGGTCTACCCAATCTCCGCTCAACATAAGTCTTATTAAAAGTGAATTGCTGGTCGTTTGAAAGTTCGATTCCAAATTGAGTTAAATTTTCCTCTATTGCTCTAGGCTCGTAATGCCCGTAAACTCTAATAGGTGCTACCGAGAAAGTCTTGTTTCTTTCTTCCCCGTAAACATCATCTACTTCTTTAGTTTGGTAATACTTGTAAACCATTAGAGGAGAGCCAGCTAGTTTAATCTGCTCTTCATCTATGGCGTTAAACAAATTTTGATCGTTTAATTTATTAAATAGCTTGAACGGACTTTCGTACTCGTCCGCATTAGGAAGACTAATGTTTGTTTTGTATTTTCCAAAATTAGACATATTAGCCTACTATGAACATTGGGCCTTCTTGAATCTCGGTCATCAATTCTTCCATGAGTTGCTTCTTCTCTTCTGATGACTCTTGGACTAAAACGCCGCCGTCTAATTGTGCCCCTCCTCCTGGGCCAGGAAGGGTCCGATATTTGCCCCTGATGCGTCCTAGGATGCCCTTGGAGGCTGCTGTGGCGTACCTCTGAATCCAGTTACGGTAGGCATGATGAATCGTATTAGAATCAAGGGCACGGTACTCTAAAATTACCGCTGTGGGAGTTTCGGTCGGGATAGGCATAAGTTGGATATACTTTCCATTTATCACATCCCAGCTACCTTCATTAGACAGAACTCTTCTCATTATTTCGAGGTATTGCTGGGTTAAGAAAAAGTCTCCTATCCCGCCCCCTTGAAAGAATCGGCTAGTGTTAAAAAATGCAAGCGATAGATCGTAACCTAAACTGCCTGGAGTGTAGTTTAAACCCAAGATATCTTTCTTGTACCCAACATATGTAAGATTATTAGCTAAGTATTGAGGCAATTCGTATACGTTTAATCCCGCACTAGCATCAAACACAGCGTACTGCGTTGACCACTTAGGAGCATAATAATCTAATTTAGATATTGCTTCATCAATACAAGTCTTTATTTGAAAAGGAGTTAACTCAACTGATACTACAGGGTGGCCTAATTGAGCTAAAACATAATCATGTATTGATTGCTCAAATAAATTAAATTGAACCCCATCCGCCTCTAGGTTTTTATTTAATTTCTCTTGATTTATATCGCTACCCGGAACATACTCTGTTAGCTTTTGACCACCGTATCTCCCGTAGCTAGACCCGTAACTTGTTATCAATGGGATTGTCATATAGTTATTTAGGGTCCTTAAAAAGAAAAAAGCGGGCTAAAAAGCCCGCTTTTATTACTCTACCTACTAGTTATTAGTAGTTAAAGTTACCGACTCTCTCGTTACCGATCAACTCAGGGTGCAGGTAATCGGCAGCAGCACCGATGATTCTGATGACACGGTAGAATCTGCTGGCAGGCTGAATAGCAGCCTTGCCATACCGGGTCATAATACCCTTTCTTGGCTGGAATGAGCCAGGATCAGTTACAGTTGGCAGTGGCATGAGTGGAACATATGGGCAGTAGACGAATCCACCATCCATTGGGCTTCCACCGTTGTAGCCGATGATTAGCTCATCCTCTGGGAACAGAGGATCAACAATCAGATCGTACTTGCCAGCGAACTTACCCTTGTACTCGATCTTAGCACCCATGTTAGTGGGACCAGCATCGGCAGGGAGTCCACCTTCAAGCTTCGCGGCTGACTCAAGCATTGAAGCGATGATTGGTGACGTAATAATTACGTTACCTGGGCCACGCATTGTGGTCTTGTAAATATCTTGGCTAGCGAAATTAATAATAGCCAACATATTGCTGTACCGCTGGCCTACATGCTGTGGAGCATAGTTAGCACCTAGGAATCTAGCAAGATCAACAACGTAAATGTTACGCTCTGGGCTAGCTAGTGAGGTTGGTGAAAGTCCATTGTTACCCCATGAGAATGAACCTGGGTCCCAAGTTTGAGTACCGTTAGTTCCTACTGTCTTGCCATAGTAGTTGTTACCAAAAGCATTTGAGTTAGCCAGTGGATCAAGTGACTTTGCATTCCACCCACCAATAGAATTGGTAGTACCAGCGAAACCATAAGCAACCATTCGAATATCTTCGATTAGCTCACGATCAATCTCAAGTGAAAGCTCTTTGCTGAGTAGCTCAGTAAGCTCCCGCTCTAGATCAAGATTGTGGTAAGCCTTGAGGTCTTGAGAAGCCTCAATCGTCCAAAGTGCTCTCATCTTGCGAGTAAGAGCTACAACTGGCTGCTGCTCAATGTGAAACTGAACTTCTGGAATTCCAGTGCCGTCTAGACGCTCACCGGCTGATACAACCCAGCCTAGCGTAGTTGAGGCATCAGGGAATGAAGCAATTCTACCACCGTAAGTGGTTGAGGGTGAACCTCTAGTGTTGCTTAGGACTGATGAAAGGTTGACACCACCACCTTGAGCACCTCCAAGAGCAGTAGCTTGGAAGTAATCAAATCTTCCGTTGTTGGTTCCAGTCGTATCAATTGGGAACGTAGCAGTCGTTCCGTTAGCATTGTACGTCAGGTTAAACTTG